TAAACCTTTATCAAGTGATATAACCTTACAATAAGTTTCAGAAAAATATACGGGATCATCCATACATTTTTTATACTCTTTTAAAAGATCAGATGTCCATTCTTGAAGTACACCATCTCTTTTAACATTAGGATTCCCTAAGTAACTTTGTATTTGGTTCGGAATCAATTACTTCACCCTGCTGTAATAATTTTTGGATTTCAGCAGTAGATCCAAGGAAAATGTTATTTTGTTGATTTTCAATTTTTTTAGGTTCATCTTCTAAATCTTTTACCTTTTTATTTAGGTCCATTAATTTATCATTAACATCTGATAAATTTTTAATCATGCCAGATAAAACCTCATAAGCTCTTGGATGCTCGGATTCACGGGCCACTTCTACCATTGTGTCTAAGGCACCTTTACCTTTTTCTAAAAGTTCATAATATGTTTCACGGGAATAATCATAATCATTTTTTTTATTATCTGTAGTCACTATCTGCACCATAAAATGTAGTTGTAAATCCAAAATCACTATCGGATAATCCAACAGTAGTTATTGGATTCGGATTAATTTGAATTGTTTCAAGTCTAATATCTGAATCTGCAGTACCACCACCAATTTCATGAAGTCTTGCATTTGCCTGTCTGATAACCTCGGCTAACGCAATACCACTGTAAAACTGTGTACGCATTTCAAAATCCAAGGTGTAAATTATTGTTCTTCTAGCACCAATTTCATTTTCAAAGTCATCCTGAAAACCAACGCCTTGAATTGCTATAGGCAAATCTTCTCTATAATTTGGAAACTTTTCTGGAAATGGAATAAGTGTTAATGAATATTGCGGGTTAAAGGTTGGCAATATTTGCTCAACAATTTGCAATGAATCATCTTGCGTTTTTGCATATATATTTAACTGAAATGATATAATATACGGTACACCGGTAAACAATTTACTTCTATTATTATTTAAAGATCCGGTCGTCGCAACGCTATTTAATTTTGATAATTGTCTCGTTGTGTCATAAGTAATACTTGTTATTTCAAAAGACATTCTAGGTAGTTTAATTGCAACTTGTGTATTGTCTGTTAAACTTTCATTTTCTCTAATACGATCTAAATATTTATCCTTGGGTGCATATGATAATGGAACTTTAACTTGAGATATTACTTTCCCGGAACTATTTTTTCTCAGCACATATATGTTGTTAAACATTCTTCCAAATGCAGCAACACATTTACGTGTTTTTTCATGGTAAAAATAGGTTCCAAACATAATTAACCTTTATAAATGTTCTGTAAGTGATCTTCGAAGGCCTCTACCTTTGTTAATCTGTCCGGCCACAATATATAGTCCTTTTCTGGATTCTTTTTTAAATTATTTAAAAGTGGCACAATTGCGTTATACAATTTATCTAATTTTTCTTGGGTTGATGATGCTGTAGACGCTGCCTTGTCTAATTGTGTTGTCGCTTTTTGAACAGATTCTAATTCTTGCTCATCAACTGCTGTAAAACCAAAATCAAAAATATCAGTACTCATTAATTATTCTCCGGGTCGCCAAATGGATTAGACTCTGTAAAATCTAAGAAATCAGAACCGCCAAAATCAGAAAATCCATCATTCTGTTCATTTTGTGAAATTTTATTCTCTTCTGATACTGCAATAACTGTTCTACTAAGACCATTAACAAAAATATTTATACCAGTAACAAATGTATGATATTCACCATCATCAGCACCAACATGTATTAAATGTAATATTTTGTCGGTATCTGAATATTTTGATACCTCACCGGTTATTTTAACACCGCTTGAAAGTGTTTGTGTGGCAGTATTACCTATTACCACATCACCTCCTTCGCCTAATGTAACTAAATATGTATATGCATAATCTTTTTCAATTTTGTCAATTGCTGTAACACCAGTATCCAAATTCTCATCATTATATTCAAAAAGTTGAGCTCTAAGTTTAAAAACAGGTAAATTATTTAATTGATAAAACGGTTGTTCGTGTTCTACGTGAGTGATTTCAAATAGTTTATTTGTTAACCTTGAAAAGATTAAATCGCCTTCACGTGGCCTGTCGCCTGTGATGTCATTATCATATTTATCTACGGTTTGTTTCCATCTTCTACGTGAAACAACAAATGTGGCTTCATCACGAATTTCTACGCCAAATCGACTAAATAAATCACCCTCGCCTTCAAATCCTTCAATATTATCAATATACATTTCTATACGGTAAGATGAATTAAACGAGGAGGGAACATCCTGGCCAAAAATGGTATCTTCGTTAACTATATCACGAGGAAGATAATATATATCCTGACCATAAATTTTTAATGATTCAATAATAATATCTTCGAACAAATTTTGTTCTGATCTAACTTTTTCGGAAAATGCAAAATTCCTCATAATTTATCCTATAAAAAAGTCGGCGGGCAATTCGTGTTCTAGTCTAATTTTTTCCTCTAGTTCATTTTTCTCTGCTTGAGCATCTTCATAATATTGTCTACCATTCATTACAATGCCACCTGGTAATTGCATACCTTCAAATTTAATTAGGTTTATTCCCCATTGTTCTTTAATAAGAGCTGTAGAATAAGCCTTTAACCATCGATCATTCCAAACTCTTGTAAAGGCTGTTGAATCAATTGTTTTGTAAGCCTCGTAAATAATATATTCATCGGCCTTAATATCTTGATTTTGAAATTCTCCATGTATATACAATCTGTTCTGATGTCTTACAAAGGTTGTTTGTGGAACACCACTTAATTCCATATCTAACAAGGAAATGTATTGTTGTAATTGATGATAATACGCTAGGTCTCCAGCATAATTCTGCATATCAGTAATATCATTTAACATCATTTGATATCTAATGTCAAACATATTAGTATTTGAACCTTCAGAATGTCCTATAGGTATCAATCTTGTGACATATAATACATCATTGTCTAAGGTAATATACTTATTTGTTACGTCCGCATCAGTAACTTGATATGAAACATAGGTTTTATATACGGCATCTGAATTATATTCTTGCCAATATTGTATTGCCTCATCAATTCTATCTTCAATTTGATCATCGTCTACATTGATTTCAAGAACAGGTTCACCCAGTTTCCTTTTGCAGTAATCAATTAATGTATCTCTATTTGTTGGATTTGCCATGTTTTATGCCTGTGACTCTGACCAGGATATTCTACCTTGTAACTGTAATGGGTTACTAGCTGTAACCGTTGATACGTCTTCTCTTAGCCTTGCAACCACTGTAAGAACATCTGGTCCATCAGGGAAAGTATTATCACCACCAAGTATAGAGTTACCTAATGTTGCAACCTCTCCAAGAAGTCTGGATGTCAATACCGGTACCCTGGTAGCACTAGGAGATCCTTCAGCATTGAATGAGAACACGATTGTGCCACCTTGAACTGTATCCGTGACATTATGGAAAATTAATTGACTTAATGATGGATTTGACACTCGCTGCCAATCATTATTATCCAATCTACCATTTAATCTTAATTCAACAACAATACCGTGTGATGTAAGAACATCGGTCTCATTTAAAATTAATTGCATTCTATTGATAATTTCCCTTTCACCTAAGAATCCTGGAGTATTTGTATCAACAGATGGTGCCAATCTAACACTAATAAGTGGGAAATCTCTAGACACGTTTGTACCACCACCGGTATCAGAAAGTGTAATTGTATAATCTGAATCAAATAATGATGTTCCTGTTGGAGCATTATCAATTAACAATAATGTTCTAGTTGAAAGAGTTGTTTTGCTATAACTATGTCTAGAAGAAATTGATGGTTGATATGGCTGGGTTGGATAAATAAATTGTGAGAATGGATTTGTTAAAGTTGTACCTGCAGGTATGTTAGGACCTGTAATAGTCATACCTCCTGAAACTGTAGCCAATTCTGTTGTACCAGTTGCCAATGTTATAGCACCTTGACCAGGCCCTGTAAGATCACGGTAGTAATTATAACTGCCGACCTGGGCTTGCCAATCATCGCCTGCATCTTCAATTCTACCACTTGCGGTAATACTTGTTCCAACCGTAACAGAATTGTTTAGTGAATTAGCTGTGAAAACGTAAGCCTTATCATCATCAAACGTACCATCCATAATAACCGATGTACCCCAGTGTGCTAATGCCGGAACATATGTTGGTTTGCCAATATTTATTAATTCATATCGAGCAGGTACATTACCAGATCTCATATAAGCTTCTGTATTTTTATTACCGTGAACGAATTGGTGCACATATCTTACAACACCATTTTGATCTTTAAATCCAAATCGAACTTTACCAGCGCCATACCATGAATAATCAATATATGCCATTTGAATTCTGTTAAGTTCTAATTTAAATCCGGTAATACCTGTACCATCACATTTATCAATATTCCATTGAGCCTGTGGAACTCTATTATCTATTATTTTTGTTACAATTACATCGGTTTGTGTATTACCTCTATATGAAGGTAATATATGACATAAAGTATCAGATGCGATTTTAACTACGGTATATGTCTGACCTTTAATAACAATATCTTCATTTACATTTATCTGTGAAAGAAATTTAGTTCCTGTACCAATAACATCACCCGCGTTAAAAGTTACTGATACCACGCCACTTAATTGTTGTACTGAACTTCTAATAACACAACCTAAATCCTGGCCATTGTAATCAAAGAGTAAACCATTTTGATCATCATATAATCCACAACGTAGTGAACAATTATTCCATGCATTTACATTAAATGTAGCAATACCAGTTGCAAATGGATCTGTTGGTGTTCCATCTAAGGCCACATTAAATGAATAATCATCAACCTTTGATATCACACGATGTGTTCCATTCCAGAAATTAGCACCATTTGTAGCGTTTGCAACTACCACATCAATACCATCAGCTGAATCAGTAATATTAATTCTATGTGGATATCTTGTTTTAATGGTTCCTGTTGTACCACTTCTAGTAAATGATTCAATATCAACCGAAGGTTTAAAGTTAACAGCGTATGAAACTTGAATACCTTTACCAGATTGATAACGGAAATATTTACGAGTTTGACGAATCATTCTACCATCTGGATTTGTAGATGGTATTAGTTCAACACCACCATCATATGGTCTGTGTAAAGCAAATCCATCGGCACGAACCAATAATTGTGAATTTACAGCATAGTTTGCAGAATCAGCGCTTGAATCTAAGTTATCGGCAAGTGTTAATCTAGAATTTGAATTTACATAAGTAATGGTTGATTCAAATGTTTTACCAATGGATTTTTGTAGATATCCTACCACAGTTGCACTTGTGGTATTATTTACAATATTTGAGTTTGCTGTTGCGTTTGCAGGTGTTGGGTGTAAAGTAACCTCAGTACCACTTACAATTCTTGCATAATATCTTTGTTCTGCAACATAATCAGTAGAGGCAACGTCAGTCAATACCACGGCCGCTCCAGTTGCATAGCCAGCAGTAGCAGTGACATTTACTCTATTTGTAGAGGCATTGGCAGTGCCACTAAAATTTGATATTTCTTCCGGAAAATAAATCTTAAATTCATCGCCTTTATTAAAGTTGGATGTAAATAGTGTTTGTTCGCCTTCAATTACATTTGAGCCACTTACAGGAACAATAATACCCACACCTTCTGTTTCGCCGACAATTGATGTACCTGTAAATTTGGATGTACCATCACCGACACTATCGAGTGAAATAAAACTACCATTAATTGAATCCTGGGCATTTAATTCTGTGGTTGCCAGTCTAAACCAGTCATTGTTAACTCTTTTAACAAAAAGTTCACTTGAATCTGTTAATCCACCAATAACAGAACCTGTTTTTTGATATAATACTTTATTTCCAGTAATAAATCCATGATTATTAATTTTTAATGCATTAAAATTAGGATCAACAGCATTTAAGTTTGTTAACTGTAAATCTCTTCTTAAAACCTGCTGATTACTTTTTATTGTAAACCTAGTTCCAGAATCACCAAGATTTGAATCTAATGAAAATACACCGTCAGCAGCACCAACAAAATTAGCAAGAAGTGAGTGTACACCGGAATCATATCCTGTAAAATCAACCAATGTCGATTTTCTTAATCTTACAGAACCTGCCTGAGTTGTAGTATTTAAAGTAATCATATTTGTGTTAGCAACTCTATCAGAATCTGTTGGGAATAACCTAATATAAGCGGGGCCGACCTGATCAACAAAATAAAATGCACCAGATGTCATACCATGAGTAATTGCACCAGATGTTTGAATTGCCTTAACTATATCTCCATCTGCCAAGCCCGAGAAAGCATTTGTCGGCGAGAATATGAACGAATTGCCTGAAAAATTGTAAATCCGATTATTGGTTCCAGAGGTTGCATTAGTATCAATACTAATATCAAGTGCAGGATCAAATCCCGTAATTGATGTTGCTAATTTAATTCTATCTGTTGTTTTTTCAAATACAAAATAATCTGTTCCGTCAACTAATCCTGGAATATTTGATGCACCATTATTACTATAGGTTACGGTATCGCCATTATTTAAGGTATTACCGGTAATTACTATGGTATCATTGTTTAAATTCATTGATCTTGCAGTAAAACCAAATACTGCAGCTGCCGATCCGGTATCTCTTATATTTATAGCTGTACCACTAGAGGAAAATTTAATTCTATTATCATCAACCTTTGTTATCTCTACATTTGATCCTGCAGTTAAACCGGTTGGTAATGATCCACCAGACACAGACAGTACTGCGGTATCTCCTGTATTTAATCCATGGTCGGCAAAGTAAATTGAATTACCGATTGGTGATTCTTCAAATGCTACAAGTAATCTTTTTGTAGTGGCAAGACCAGTTCCACCAATATTGTTATATTGTCCATAATAAGTATATCGTACCCTTCCGGCATTAGTTCCTCCATCCGAGGTCCTTGATAACCTTATGTTGTAAGCACCATAGAAGGTATTATTAGTTCTAGAAGTACTGCCGTATGGATAGTATAAATGGTTGTTAGCACCACCTTGACCACCTTCAGGTAAATCTGCAGGATTAGGATTTTCGCCACCGTTGAATCCATAATCCCAGTATGGAGTAAAATTTGGGTCAGTCGAATATACTCCCCATCTTGTTACTGGAGATAAATGTTGAATTGCAATTGAATTGTTATAACTGAAATGCCCTCGAGTAGCATAATCATGATAAAGGTAACCATCATTACGGCCAGCGTATGTTACAAGACCGGATGCAAGACAACTTTTTGAAATTCCACCATTCGTTCCAGCACTGGTTAAATTTACCCTATCCGCAGTATCATTTCGGTTTGAGGTTTTTAGCTCAATAGTGGTACTATTAACAACATTAACATAATAATTAATTTCAGATAATCCACCAATTGCTGTATTACCTTCACCAATAAAATATCTAACAACGCATCCATCGGCAAGTTCGTGATCAACAGTAAAATCAAGCCTATTATTTGTTGTATCAACTGTAATTGCCGTTGCATCAAAATATACCGGAGTTAAAAGGCCACATTCACTAATATTTGCTGGTTGATATGCATAAGGATATGTTGCACCTATTGCAAAACCTGATGTCTCACCAGTTGCAACATCATTATCAACAGAACCAGTTTTAATAGAAAATCCTCTATGATCTATGCCACTACTATCGCCTTGAAAAACTGCTTTGGATTTTGCAAAACTATTTGACATAAAGAAACTGGTTCCTTCAGTAAATAATGTTGGATATTTTGTTTGAACAGTAAGTGCGCTTGCATTAGGAGCTTCATCAGATGTAACACCAGCAATACCTTCAAGGGAAAATTCTGTGGACTGATATAGGCTACCTACAAAAACCTGAGTATATGTATCTAATATACTGGTTGTATCACTAAATGTTGATTTGGCTTTATATTCAAATATCTTGGAACTTTGTCTTGCAGTAACAACAAAACCACCATCTGCTAATATATTTTTTGTTCCTTGAATAAGAATTGGTGTACCTCTAGCAACATTATGGTCTTCATTACACGTAACGGTTACAGTATCACTGCCTGGTCTAACATCCATACCTGTTACGGCAAGGGCAAGATCACCACTTCTACTAAAGAATGTTGGAATATTTTTAACTAATTCTAATGTTTCCCATTTTGAAGATTGCAAACCATATTCAAAGTCAGTATCAATTAAGTTTTCTGGATTTGATACTCTAATTTTGGCAACGGGATCAATGTATGTTTCAGCAAATTCTACGGTTTGAAATTGGTCCTCAATAAAAACTTGCAATTTATCAAATGCAGCACTATCATCTAGATAATCGGTCATGGTAGAAGTATTTTTTGCCAATTGAATCGTGGTTGTATTTAAATCATAATCAAAATTAATTGTGTTTATTTTATTAGTAGGATCGTTAAAAGTAAAAATGTTTTCGCCATCTGTGACATTTGTAATTAATAACAATCTATCCTGTGGTACAATTTCATGTAGTACAAGACTACCCTTTGTACCATCGCTGGAATCTCTTGTAAATGTGTAATCATGTACTAATCTTTTTGCCATTTTTCTACCCTAAAGCTATAGCCAAAGCAACTGCATCTTGTTGAGAAGCAACCTTTGTGTCAATTGTATTTCCTGCCGTATCCGTTTTTTGCATCTGCCCATCATGATGTAATACCATTGAGGACCCATCAGAATCTCTCATTTCGATTGCACTTTCAACCTTGAAATTATTATTTGGCATATTTTCCTCTTATCACTATTTATACGGAAATGTCCGTAAACATTAACTTAATTGTGTTTGTACCAGCTAGTGTTGGTGTAAATTTTAACCTTGCCGAACCAGAATTTAAATCTGCTGTAAATGTTCCTAAATCGGAATCTGTATTAACAATTGCGTACGTAGTTAAATATGCATTTGTTGCATTTCCAATTAACAACATTTCTGAACTTTGTAATTTAGTACCATTTGTTACTGTTGCTATATATTTTCTAGTTGAAATCGAGGCCACGGCAAATGTATCTATAAATGTGGTTGTTGTGCCGGAAATCGAACTATCAGCTGAACTTGTATTATATATTGATCCATCACTAAATGTATTTGCCTTAGCAGTTACAGCAGTTGTGTTAGTAAATGTTGCGGAATCAGCAATTAAATTACCATCACCACCACTTGTGTTGTGAACCTGAATACCGTATTTGGTAGTGGCAAGTTTTAAAAGACTATTGCTACCAGTAGCAGCATGAAATAAGTTAGCGCCTCCACCACTTTGAAAGGTGGCAATCTTTCTTACTTGAAGATCTTTAATCGAAAATCCAGAATCATTTAAATCCATTCCACCAGAAATTAATTTATAACCGTTTAATCCATTTGATGATTTATATTCTATATGAGAATTTGAAGCATTATGAAGTTTAATAATTCCGGTATTTGTAAAAATGTCAGTAGTAGCAGAATCAGCACTTAATCTTCCAGTAACTGTGGCACCCATTGAATCAGTATTAAATCTTAGTGAACCATAATGATTAAGGTTTACTTGCCCAGTAGAACCATCTACATGAACGTAGGTTGCACTAGAACCTGATCCATTATCGGTTCTAAGATAAATGCCTCCGTTATCGGCATTGTTTAGAATGACAAGATCACCGGTATTGTTAGTAAGTCTTGTAAAAGCTGAAATACCTAATTCATCATGTGATATTGTAAAATCGTTGGCACTTCCAAATTTTGCTACAAATTCGTCGGCAAATTTAAGTGATTTGTCTGATTTGTCAAACATTATAGCGCCAGCAGAATCAAATATTACATCACCACTCGATGTTAATCCTGTTAACGTACCTAATGATGTCATATTTGGTTGTGCTGCAGTTTGAAGTGTTCCGGTTACATTAGTAAATGTTGCTGAATCAGCAATAAGTCTACCAAAAATAGTAGAACCATACGAGTCAGTTGCAAATCTCTGAATACTGCCGTGGTAAAGATCAACTGCACCAAAGGTATGGAATTCTGCTATTTTTGAACCACCGGCATTGTTCTTTATGAGTAATTGCTTGGCACCATCAATATCAAATTCCATAGCACCAGCTTCAAATACGGTTGTGCCTGAGGTTGTGTGTTTTATAGATGCTTCATTAGCATCACCAAAATTTAATTTTTGATCATCTCCAAAACCTCGGATTGGTAATGGGAATGTTTGATTATCTGCTGTAGAAATTGTGGCAACTGAAGTTGCTGAATCCCATGTAAACCCTGTAACAGTGGCAGGAGTCACAAAACCTGCTGAATCTATTTGTCCTTGAGCATTAACTGTAAATTTAGGAATTTGAGTAGTAGAACCATAAGTTGCTGCAGTAACACCAGTATTTGTAATACTAATCGTGTCGTTTGATGAATCATATGTAATACCAGTACCACCATCTAAGGCAGCACCCAAATCACTATCAAAATTAGACTTGGTATAAACTTGTTCTACATCAAAACTAAAATTACCAGTTGCAGCATCATAACTTAAATCGCCACCTGCAGTAAAATATCCACGAATATCTTGTTTATAATTTGACTCCAATTCAGCAGAATCAATGCTTAATGTATTGGTAGTGGCATCATAAGCAATACCTATACCACCAAGTGAAGCTTCATCAATGGACATATTAAAATCAGAATCAAAATTTGCTTTTGTATAAACTTGTTCTACATCAAAACTAAATACACCAGTGGAAGAGTTATATGATAAATCTCCTGCTGCACTGATTGCATGCCTTGCATCTGAATCGGCTCTTGCAGTTGTATAATAAAGATTATTACCTTCAGTTAAACCGGTAGTAGTTATTGTAGTAAATGCACCACCTACATCTAAATTACCGCTTATTACAGCTGAATCAACGTCAAGCTTACCAGTTATATTTATGCCATAGTTTTTTGTTTGAAGTTTTATACCACCAATTACACCGTCTTTACCATAAAATAAAGAAGCTTCACCATTATACGGATCTGCTACAAAGAAATTACTAGTTGTTGGCTCTCCGAACGGATCGTCGGGCCGGTAAGCAGTAGCCCTTATTATGACATAACCATTAACAGAATGATTTTGCATAAATATACTTGAAAACCCACCACCCTCAAAACCTGGGCTATTATAAATGTACAAATCATCTTTTGTGTTTTTAATATAAGAACCACGCTTAGTAGATGGTGATGTTTCGCCATCATGATAAAAAACTAAATCATCGTTAGAACCAATTGTTAAGCTTGCACTATCGCCGATAGCATATGTAGGGCCACCATCTGGGACATTAATTTTTTTTGTGACATTAATGTTTCTTGCGGTCAGTGTATTAAAATCACTGCTATGGTGAATATCAAATCCTTTATTTGATTTAAATTGATCGCTGGTTGCATCGTAGGTTATTGTGGCATTAGCACCTTCAATTGTTAACCCAGCACCATTTGCAGCAGCACTATCTACAGCACTATCTGCCAAAATAATATTTTTATCATTGATGGAAAGTGTGGTGGAATTAACAATGGTTTCAGTACCATCAATCTGTAAATCACCACGGATTATAACTTTACCAGTAATGGCATTATCGCCACCTGGATCCAATACTAAATTTGCACCAGAATCTGATGTAATTCTATCTGTAACTTTTAAAATTTCTAATGAGGCAGAATCACGAGGAACAAAATTTGCATTGGCAGAATCCCAAACAAGTATATAACCATCTTGCCTTCCAGTAGTATCGAAATTCCTGAAATCGCCTATGTTTAGGGTTTCTTGCACTCGTTTTATTGGAGTACCAATTACGACCTTTTTTATAAATGTTGTACCAGCCATCTTTACCTCATTTAGTAACCGAAGGCATTACTTGGATTCTACCTTCCAGTATTCTTTCAATAATAGTATTACTAGCACTGTCTAAAAATGAGAGTTCAACATCATAAACATATCGGCCTTTTGCGAGAGCATCAGTTTGAGTATTTGTAAGAGATAGTGTAATTATGCCATTGGCAGGATCGGATACTATAGAAGTAAAACTAGTAGTATCACTATCGCTACTAGTGTAAGTCTTTTTCATTTTTGCTGATGGTGTATAATTACCTAAACTTTTTGCAGCGCCTTGTCCGTCAATACAATGGACTTCTATTGCTACATCACTACCTTGATCTATCGTAAATTCTTCGTACTGGGCCATGAATACCTTCCGTGATTCTTTGTCGGACGATTTTAACGCCCCTGCCTTTTGTTTTATTTATAATAAAATCAATCTCGAGTCGTGGAAGATGCCATATTTTGTACTTTTGTGTAAAAATTTCTTGTTACACCCATACCTTTTATCAATTGTTGGCACATAATAGCATCATTAGGCCATAAGCCATAATCCTTTACAGCATTAATAACTTTTCGTGCTCCTGTTGGTTTTATGATATATGCAGAATTACCGGCCAGTCCTTGTGGTACTGCCATATCATCAACTTTTGGTGGTGGTAAAATATCCACCTTTGAATCCATAATTTTGCTATAAAAAATATTTGATTTACGAGTAGCATGACGTGGATCATTAATACCTATTATATCATATTTACTGTCCAAAATATAATCATAATTTAATTTTTTTATAAACATAGAATCATGTTCCAAAATTAAATATGGTTCGTTGGATTCCGCACACTCTTTCCATAGTAAATAGTGACTTAATCCACAAGCAATTCTTGCATTTTTATTTTTTGTCACATAAGGGTGTAGAGTTAAACCGGATTTAAAATCTATTTTATGGATATCAGGATACGTCCATTGAATATTTTCTTTAATTAAAAGAGAATTTACTTGCTCAGGAACTATGGCCTTTCGGATATCAATGCTAAAATTGTTACCTACTTTCTTTGAGGACTCTATACAAGTTTCAGAGGCAAATTCAGAATCAATATGATTTTCAATGGTAATAATAAAGTGTTTCATGGTATTATGTATACTCAGAATAATGCTTCCAACTATGAGGTTTATTTAACATATGTGTAAAATGTATAAATTTTATATCTGAATGAAAATCGCCCATAAACAAATAATCGTTACCAGTTAAATCGCAGTATTTTTTAGTAATATTATACTGCCAGGTTCTATATTGTTTTTCAGTCATGCCATTATTTTCAGATGACATCCATCTTGTGAACCATGCATTTGGTAATAGTTTTAATTTTAATTTTTGTCTTACATGATCCTCAACAAAATATTGCTCACCGTTAACCGGACCATTTGTTATTCCATTATCAATATAATACCTTTGCCATTTATCAGTATTACTCATAAACTCATCATATATGTATTTACAATCTTTTGGGTAATATTTAAAGAAACCACCATTAATTTTATATTTTTCCTTATTAGTATCTCTCCACCAACCAGGCATGGCTAAAAACTCACCTTGTTTTATTGGATATTTAAATACTTTTTTGTATTCACCAACCAGTAAAACATCTATATCCATCACACAAACTGGTTCATCAATATCAAGATTCATTCCATACATTTTATTCCATTGTAAAACGACGTCACTACGGATCGGTTCTCGAATCCAAATAAATTCATATTCTGGTAATTTGGACTCTAAATATGTTTCATACTCAGGACCGTACCTATCACCAATTCTAACTGCAATTATTTTCATAATGGTATGTTATCCCATATATCCTTAAACTGAAATTTTCTATGATCAGATAATTTTTGGCAAAAGTCCATTGCGTCTTTATATAATTCCTCACAATCATCATCTAAACTAGATGACAACATTTCCACTACTAATTTAAAATCGCTATCATTTTTATATTTATCAATTAATAATAATTTATGTTCTTTGGGAAAATTCATAATAGTCACACCACCACGATCACCTGACGTTACTGAATACACTATATTAGTAAAATCCACATTTAATTTAAAATTAGAGTTATAATAATCCCTTATCTCTATAAGATCGGTTGCATTAAGCATACCTACAGTCACTTGAATCTGAGAGATATATTTTTTATACTTTCTTAAATTAGCCTCAAATGATTGTATATCAATTGGATACCTAATCCAAGATTCTTTTATTCCATAATGATCACATGAAACATTAAAGGAAACTTCTTTAAACTTTTTAATTATATCCTCTAAACTATAATTTTTATATCCTACTTTAGTCATATTGGTAATCCAACATAACCTTATATTTTTTGCATCAGCATTACTTATAGAATCCAATAAATCCCAAACTTCTGGAATCATCATAGGTTCTCCACCTATAAGATTTATTGCCTTAACATATGTTATATGATTTAGGATATCTTTCTTTAATCTTTTATAATTATCTTGTTTTAGTGCAAATCCTAAACCAAAAAATGCGCTAGAGTATTTTGAATTTTTGCCAAATACTTCTACCATTTCTTTATGCTTTGTGGTGGAATTTTCTGGGCCACACATATAACAAGATAAATTACAAGCATTACTTAATGCAAGATTTAACTTAACATCTGTAATATCTGTATAGGAGTGTTGATTATACCTCATAGTACGAAAGGATTCACCACCAGCCTCTTCCATTTTCCAACAGGCAATACAAGCAGGATGTTTTACACCTTGAAGCGCGCCATTACGTACCTCTTCCATATAATCAGATTTAAACCACTCAAAAGGAGTGTGTGTTTTAGAGTTCATATTATACTCATCTGGCACCATTTGTGCAAAACAACAAAATCTATAATTACCATTAGGATTGGTATAAATTTCATTAAACAAAGCATCACAATATGCATTTTTAATTGTAATTTTACTCACACCCAAAACTTGACTCTTTGTTTCGTTGGTGTTGTTCCAATAAACCAACAACCATCAGCATATTGTAGTGCATTTATAAGTGCGTAATATGAATCAAAAAGTTCATCTAGGGTATAATATGCATGAGATAGATGATAACTAAAAATATTAGTAGCTCTAAAGAAAACTGTTTTTCCCTTAACTTTTTCAATAATTTTATCATAATCAGGTTTTATTAAATTCAGTAACCAATATTCTATATTACAATTATTAAACATTTCATCTTGCATTTTTTGATATTCACTGTGTATATTATCACTTTTTTCTGGATGCTCGGAATTACTTTGTTTTATAAAAAATGAATGCTTGTTGCTTTTTAGTAAAAATTTAATTTTTTTAATTTCGTCAAAGGACATGTTCATTTCTATAATTTTTCTTTTTATATCTATATTTTTTTGGACATAATCATAAAGTATTATATCTCCTTTAAAATTATTATTATAACAATATTCCTCTGTTAAATACCCAGATGTAGGGGCTAAATATAAATCAAATTTTTTATCTGGTAACTCTAGATATTTTTCCGTATTATATACATAATACGTGAACTTCATTCTTGACATATATTTACTAAAATAATAATCGTGTTTATCTACTGTACTTAAATCTTTCCATACTTTATTATAATCTTTATGTGAATAAGAAAATGCTTTTTTTTCTCTTTCCTTATGTGTAAAATTATCTACCTTTGGTAAACCTTCTGGTATTATCCAATATGGCGTATAGTCATCGTGATAATTTTCCTGAGAACGTGTGTAACTACTCCATTTTTCATATATATCTGGACAACCTAATTCTCTCCATTTTGTTAAATTTAATTCAATGTGTTGATGATGAAGATATGCATTTTTATCTGGTCTTGCAATTATATGAGCTTTACAATACATATCACTTTGAGAAAAAACATTAAAATTCGTAATGGGCGTTGGTAAATTTACCATATCTGCAACCCAACCTACAGAACAAATCATTGCATGAGTGCAATTAATTTCCTCTTTTAAAATTTCATTAGCCTTACTTTGCCTACAAAATTTTATATAGTGTCCGGAACCAGCACCAGTATCACCACCAGAAAGCATTAGAGTTGTAGTTTGTGTTTGTTTTTCTATAGAAAAATCCCATTTTAAATTATCTGGATATGTTACCAAAAATAAAAGATGTTTTAACTTTTTTTTATATTTTACACTATCATTATTCCACAATAAAACAAATTCTTCAAAGTTTGAAATCATTGATCATCTATTTCCTTTAACACATTTTTACCAAATTGTTTAACTAAGGATTTCATCATTAGTTGTTTTCGTTCCTTATTGCTACCACCATGTATAATAAAATGAAACCGATTTTCATTAGAATTATTTAAAGCTTCATGTTCCACTCCATTATCAAACCAAAACCCACTACAGTTTTTAAAAGGTAGCTCTTCCTTTGTTGATGCTCTTCTTAGATAACAATTTTTTGGTTGATAAAATGCAAGATTAATAGCAGCAGATATATTTCTCTTTCTTCCTTCAGAGTTTCTTTTTTCATTGGAATCATTGTGTTTTACTATATGACCTCCAGGCTCTAATAACATAAACCTACACCTTCTGTAATATTTGTGTGGAAAATCTTCCAACCACCTTTTAGTCTCTGGTGCTATTTCTGCAACTTCTGTCCATCCCCACTTTACATTATTTTCAGCTATACCATGACCAGAAGGATTTTTTGTATGATGCCATCCCATACTAGTATTATTCTCATCTTTATGCACAAAACTATGTAAGGCTGAGGACTTCCAACCATCTCCATCACCATAACGATGTTCTACAAAAAATCCTTCATCATAAACTCTTTGAGCTTCTTTAATGCAGACTTCAGGTATTTGTAAATCTATTTTTAAATACCATATATCATTTTTTCTACACCATTCTACTATATCCATTAATACCAACCCATTATCAGTTTTGTTTCTTCAGGTACCATTTCCATGGTAAACATAGGTTCAAAAACCAATTGTCTATCTATTGCTCGTATTCCAGGAGTATTAATTATTGCCTGTTCTATATCGTTGCATATTTCGTCTGCAAAAGGACAAGCCATGCTGGTAAGTGTGTGTTCAACATAACACTTATCTCCTGTGATTTCAAGTTTATATATTAAACCTAAATCGTATATACTAACACTAGGCATTTCAGGATCAAAAACATTTTGCAGCGAGTAAACTACGGCTTGGTGTAAATCATTTTCCTTATCAGTCATTTATTCATACCGTTTGGTTTTAAATTTCTTTATTATTTATTTCCATTTTGGTAGTTTTAAATCCGTCGAGCAAGTACAATTGCCTTTAGAGTAACATTTTTCTATTTTAGTATGTAAATTAAAACCAGTTTTAATGTTACCTAAAATTTCGTTACGGCAACGCCTTCCTCGAGTTACATTTCCATTTTCATATATAGTTATTGCTTGATGACCTGCAGTGCAATTAAATCCTTCATAGGACATCGTGTATTCTGCAAAAGTTTCTTCAAATGATTTAAACCGTAATTCTTCATCCTTAGTTTTTATAACAACGTTAGCTCTTGAAGTTCCAAGTTTGGTTTCAAGTTTGCGATTTATTTGATTTTTCGAGCTATTAGATAAAAATTTAAGTTCCTCGTTTGTATAACCATCAATTAAGTTATTGCCTAATCTACATGATTTTATTAAAATAAAAATGTTTTTTTCCTTAAAAAAATCAATTAGGTGTTTGGCATAATCAAGCTTTCCTGGAATCATAACATAGTTTACATCAGTTGTAATTCCTGATGATTCAAGAAATAAAATTTTATCACTAAAAGCTTCTTTCTTTTTTTCATCTGTAAGATATTCAGAGTGCCATGAGCCGTTTATTTTTACCTTTTTAAAATATTTTGTGTTTTCTACAAATTTAGACCACCATTTCATGGACTGTGACATATTCGTGGTTAAGTTTGTATACATATGCGTATAATCATCAATGTATGATTGTATCTCATTTAAAATGGTTAAAAAGTGTGGATTAAAAGTAATTTCTCCTCCACTAAATCCCCAATTTATTTTTTTATAACCATTTTCATGGAATTGGTTTATAATTTCATTAATTGCCATTAGGTATTGATTTTCAGTTAGGAAGTCCTTTTGTTTTTGATGTGCATGTGGCCAACAGTAGCTACAGCTATAATTACAATATCTGTTCATTATCCAAGAACAATTTGCAATATTATTATTTTTAAAAGTTTCGGAATATACTTCTGTTATTTTATTTTTATCGATCATCTTCCTATAACCATAAACCTATTCATTCCATTACTTAGTTTCTTAGTACCCATGAATTTTATATCTATTAAATTAGCTTGATCAGCTAATTCTTCTGGGTCCTTTACACTATTTATATGATCGTCATATTCATCATTATCTGTAGATTGTAGAACACATAAAGGCTTTTCACGTTCAAACTGCCTTGATAATAAATCTTTCATATAATACATATGTTCACATGATGGATTTATCAATAAATCAATAGGGCCATGCAATTGGTGTCTACCTTCTAAAAATTCATACACTGAATATAAATTACGGTTGCTACAAAAATACTTTTTTTCGTCTTTATATCTTTTATTAAATTTATAGCTTAATATTTTAGAATCCTTATCTATATCATAATTGCAAACAAACTTAGCATTAAAATTTTCTATTAATATATTACTTAATATATGACAATACCAACCACCAACTACTGCTATATTATTAAATTCATTTTGAATTTTATTTAATTCGCTGTTTAGCCATAGCTTACTTTCAAGTTGAGATTCTGTGAAGGAATCTAATACTCGTTGAAATAAGTGAGGTTTTTCCTTATGCACATAGTTTAATGATCTCATCCAGTTATTGCTAATAAAAGGAGTATATTTAATATAATTCATTTATTTCACTTATATCATTCATATCTTCATCAATTCCAGATGCGCTATTGTTAAATAAGCATATCATATGGTCTTTTCTTATTTTTTTTAATTCCATATCCTCATCAAATATATTACCTTTATACCAGGAATATATCATACCTTTTGGATAGCCACGGAAAAATGATTCCTCTTCATCATGTATATTATAAAAAAAGTGATTAAAATAATTATCAATAGTTCTATATGTAAAAAAAATCATGGGTGCATTTTTTCTTATATGATTATATACTCTATGTAATTGCAACCCATTCCATCTAATGACTGAAGAATTTAACGGAGTTGATTTTAATTTACCATAATTTTTTTGACAGTTCTTAATATCATTCCACCATCCTCTTACGATATAAGGTTTATCCATAGGTAGTTCCCATAATGGATCTATTGTATTATGTAGTAATACATCTATATCAAAAAATAAAAATTCGTCATCGGCTGATTTATCATCAAATATTTTTGTTTGATCAAACATATAACATTTTCGATATGCCCAAAAAAAATTCTTTTCCGGAATGTAATGATCATCCATCCAAGTTGGTAATTGAACGTCATATTCTTTTTCTGGTCTATCGGTAAGACAGTAAAAATTAAAATCGTATGAGCAGTGTTTTTCCACTTGTTGTTTTAATTTTTCCACATGGTCGGAGGTATATTTATCGCCCCACTTAACACATAATATATTTTTCATTTAGAATTTTAATACCACTTCTATTACTTCACGGAAGGATTTAGCTTTACGTAATTTTGTTTTTAACGATCTGTTCTTGGAATTCTTAATCTGCGGTAGTTCAAATATCGATAATTTACATTTAAATAATGATTCATTATCAGTCTCATAATCTATATCCATTACTTCTGTTAGTTTTTTAATAAAAGTAGTTTCATCTTTATAATCTACAATTTCACCTCTCTTTACGGCTAAATCTTCTATAATTTTATCGTACTCTTCTTTTTCAGCTCTAGCCCAATTAACCGTATTCTCGTGCAACCCGTCAATAGAAATATGTTTTAAAATATTCTGAAATAAAACATTATTATCGTCTGCCAACATATTTTCATTACGATATATCGGATCTCCATTTGCATCTTTTTCAGTTTTTGATACCCATCTTGCCATGACAGTTGTTCTGTCATTGTTTGTAAATCTTGCGGTTACAAAATTATGATTTTCCATTTTAATACCTATAAATTTTTAACGTATATGTTGTTTCTGTTTCGTTTCCACCAGTTGGTAAACTTTGTGATCTGTAATTATCAGCATCTTGATTATTAATCCTAACTGAAGAATTTAAAGTAGTATCGGTTATTGATGATCCACGACCAGCCGGGGTATTTGCCGCTAGTAAAGGTGATATTGATGCTGAATCAGTACCAACACCTTCGATGTCATATCCAATTCTATAACTTGATCTACTTGCCGTTGAAAAACCTAAAAGAGTTCCTAAAAGAGTATCAACAGTTGCTGAATCCTTTGTTTCAAATTGATTATCCGTATTGAAAAATAACGGTAATGTATAATCACCACTTGCAGTTTGATCTGTTCTCCAAAGGTAATAATTCTGTTCGGTAACAGGTAAATCGGTACTGGCCAATGGTAAAATATCTTGATTTGAAGTCGTTGTAACGCTACCATGGATAGCTTTATTAAATTGTTGATCAGTAAAAACTGCAGTTCCATTAACCAAGGTATGATTGGCCAAACCAGATGTATCAGTATAAATTCTATATGTACCACCTCTATCAGTGCCATCAATAATAACATCTGTGGCATCATTTATAAATGTATCATACATGTCATTTTGAGTCATGGTCTGTAAAACACCATTACCATCATAAAATAAAGGATAATTGATATTATTTGGGTCACCCGGATCTGATGGCACAACAGCACTTAAACTAATTTTATCGTATGTTGTTGTTGCACCGGCATCAATTGCCGGGTTGGAACTAATATGTGTATTATTATTGGCAAATGAAGTTGTATTAGATGTTGCTGCTCCAGCAATATCACGTGAATCTATCATGCGTCTAATGGAAGTACCTACTCCATCAACTAATAAATCAATTGAACGATAGGTTGCATCACCGTGTAAATAAACACATCTGTCTTTTATTTTTTGTATTTGGTTAGCAGTCATCTCTACTATGGATGTGCCATCCCAATATACAGGTGTTCTAACCGCCATTAGATTGTTCCGTTATCAGAATCTGTTGATACTATATATCCTGCTAATAAAACGGTTCCTGATGAATTTTTAATCTGTAATGGTTTTGCAAAACTTAAATTACCGATAGTTGTGCCTGAACTAGCACCGGAATTTGATTTTAATGCAAAATTTGTAAACCTGGCTGAGTCAAGTTGTGCTTCACCGTTAACGGTAATATTTGTAAATGTGGCAGAATCTGCTGACATATTTTGAATATCAAATGATGCCGTAGTATTAAAATAAGCTTCAACCTTTTCGGATACTTCCTGGTCCGTATCAATTGCAACAATTTTTGTATTAATTTCATTGATTGCCGCAACAAGACTACTTGTTGCAGTTGTACCTAATGTTCCAATATCACCAACGGATGCAGATATAGTATTTGTTTTGGTTACGAGTGTGGATATCGGATCCGATAAATCTATATTAGTGACTGCCATCTTTTCCCTCTATTAATTTTTGTAACATTAATTTCATTTCAGTAACATCATTTTTTAAATCTGTTATTTCATTTTGTTGTTTCTGCCAAATTTTTTTACGATTTCTGGCTTGTGACATCTCTGAACTATTAATATTTATTATCGCCCCAGAAGTTGAATTTCTTGCCAATCCAGGATGTCCTTCAACAGGTGTATATCTCATTTATGTCACCAACGCAAGTATTCTTAAATCTTTTAACGACGGAGCCTTTGCAATATTAGTACCTATCATTTCAATTTTTACTTGAAATTTTGTAAAATCACTAAGTCTACCACCAATACCACCAGGCAAATATTCATATTGTCTAAAAATGGTTTTATCCTCATCAGAAGGATTATTTGTAAATTCAGATATTACGGTATATGATATATCATCAAGTGCTTCATCACCAGATGCAGTTTTAAAATATACCTTAAATTTAGATTCCGAAGGTCTATTTCCAGCAAATAGAATTTTTAAACCTTTAGCTGGTTCCTCTAACACAACCGGTGTTGTAATATGTTTTGCCGCAGATGTGCCACCTGTGGCATCTGTTTCAGCAATTCGGGCCAAAGGCACATTAGGAGTAAGCAACAGGTCTCCAGAATCCTGAGTATCAATAACTGTTTCAAATCCGACCAGTGACGCCCTTTGTAAATTAATTACAGGCGAAACCTTGGTATCACCACCATTTTCTAGATTAAGTGTAAGCGTGGTTTGACCTTCTGCCAAATTACCGGGCCCATAAACTGCATATGGTACATCGGTAAAGTTAAATTCATTTAAGGCAATTTTTATCGCACTAGTAGCACCACCAGTATTACCAGTAGCTCCACTGCCGGCACCAATATTATTCCTTAAACTACCAAATGAATTTGATGCTTGGTGAACCATTTCAGCACCTGTTAATGATGTGCCATCAGGTAAAAATGCATTTAATCTAGGTACGTATTGGTCATATTGCATATTATTTGTTATAATAATACCATCACCACCAGTTTGCAATGAAGCAATTGCAGCAGATCCACCTAGATCAATCATAAATCCTGTATGATCAACACGGGTAACAGTATGGGTTCCATTAATACTTAATCCCCTAAAACCAGCATATGATATAGCAGAATCTAAACCGGTTATTGTAACTTTGTTTCCAGTATTAAGACCGTGACCTTCTTGTAATATTTTTAGTGAAGTTGATCCGGAATCACTTAAAATAGGGTTATTGTTTAATTCAAGATCCGGTGGAAATGCAGTTCTAAATTTAACTGAACTTGATGCAGTTTGGAATTTTGCAATTTTTAATCTAAACATTAGATCTCTAGTTTGATCTGCAGTCCAGGTAATACCATTTTGTGACATGAATAGTGAACCTAATGTAGGTTGCTTATTAATTCTAGCCTCTGTTGAACCTAATACGAAATCATATGTTTTTCCAACATAAACATTATATTTGGTTGATTCTGCTTTAAGAACAACGGCATAACTTCTACCTGGTTGTACATAAACTGGTTCTTCAAAAGTAAATGTAGTTGGCGTAGCCTGAACCGTTGCCATATCATTTAAATCGCTTGGGATATTGACCGATGCTGGTGGTAGGAATACACTTGCTCCAGGTAGTGCGTTGGAATTTGGAGACCCCTGTTCCATACCACGGATTTGACATTCAACTGGCACCCCTTCATCATCTTTTGTTCTAAAAAATGCATCAATCTGTGTAATAAAATATCCATTAGGATTATCTACTGGATCTACCTGAAAAGATTGAGCAAGAGGATCAGTACCATCACCGTTACCATCACCGTTATCTTCATTCTGTGGTGGAGGTGGAGGTGGTGCAATTCTAAATGTTGTAATGTTTACATCACGTTGTCTTGTTTCAAGTTGACCGGATGATTGAAATGATGCTCTTGATGTTGATATTGAATTTGGTCTATTTGTTGGCCCACCTGTAACATCCATTAGTAAGAATTCCTGAATACCAGTTCTAAATCTTAAGTTATTTGTTGATGGTATTAAGAATGATCCTATTAATTGCCCTGCACTATCACTTGTTATTGTTGATGCACCATTTGGGTGAGCAGCTGCATTCGTATATGTTTGAGTTCTACCAGCAGTAAGACCAGCAATTCTTTTAAAGGCGGATTCGGATCTAACATAATTTGTCATATCCTGGCCACCAAAACTTAGGAAGTGTTGTGTATTAGGTCTTAAGCCTTGAGTTTTAAAAAATAAAATTCTAGATCTCATAAATGGTATGACACTAATGTCAATAACCCTATTACCAACTACTCTTGATATGGTTCCTGTATTACCACGAATTGCTACAGCAGCACCAGAAGTTCTACCAAACCAGGTATCTCTAAAACCTGCAGCAGAAAAATTACGTCTGGCAATGTTTCGAGCTCGAGCTCGTGAAATTGTTCCTAAAGATGAACTTTGAATTCTATTTGGCAACCATTTTGTTTCAACCCATTCATCTGTTTCTGGTGATAATGTAGTGCTACCTCTGGAAACAATAACTGCAAATGGATTAATATTTTCAAATTCAGTAGCAAGAATTTGATTAATTTCAACTGGGTTGGAATCAATTTCCATCATTACAGTATCGCCTTTAATCACATATTCATTGCCAACCGATGTGTAGGATGAATCAACGTATAGTGATGTGGATTTACCTATTGTAATTGGAGTTAAAATTCCTTCAGAAATATCTGCAACTGCCCTATATTCATCCCTATCAATGGCAGCAAAATCAGAGGTTTTAAAATTATCAACAAGGAATCCAGCCTTTGTTCTTGTTAAACCTGCAGAATCCAATACAGTAAGTGATGATGTGTCAAGTTCAAGTAAACTTAATGTTGTTAACTCAGCAAGATTGTCAACTCGTTTTTCCAAGGTTGCAATATCTGCCATTGTAAAACCTTTAGCAGGAATAATTGTTTCTTCGGTATCGGAATCATTAAGAGTATATGGATTTAATCTTAAATTATAAAGAGGCATTGAACCATTTGGTATAACAGGTGGTTGTGGATTTAAATCCGGAGTTCCTTTTACAATTTTTATATCACCACGTCTATTTTTTGCACCACCATCTGTTTTGGTTGAGGCGACCAATCGGTCAATTCTTGGTAAATAATATGTTACATTACCTCTAAATGTGCTACCATTTTCTGGTAAAAAATTGACTATTGGATTACCACCAGCACCATTGGAATCAAAGGTTGCATACGAACTAGCCAATTTGGATCCGTTACCTGGTCCTTTTGTTGCCACTGGTCTAAGATCAACATAATCTCTTAAATTAATTGTAGTTCCATCGGCCAATGTGTGATTTGGTATTTTTTCATATGGAATAGCATTATATGAACTTACATCAAAAAAGTCACCATCCGTATGTGTAAAATATTTATATCTTGCAAAAACTTTTCCTGTAATAGATCTGCCAGGTTTTAATGCCAACCTACCAATTCCATAAAAATTATCTTTTTGTCCATTATCAAGTGTAAAATTATCAGAAAGATCAACACCATTAGAATCGGTTTGTCGAATTCTGGTAACCTCAAAAATGTCAGGCTTATTTAAACTAAAATAAAGACTTCCAGTCCCATCCGATTCTGCTTCGGCAGGCCAGTCTGCTGCATGAACGTGAGTTGTTTCGTTAAGAGTTTTTGTTCTAGCAGATGGTGTTTTTTCAACCTGCGCCAAAATCTCATAATTTGTATTTTGTGTTAATCCGGTAGCATAAGTAAAAGTGGTATTAGATGGAAAGGTAGGTGTTTGCTCTATAATCTCACCACCGGACTCTGAAAGAATCCATGAACTTGCTCCTTCATAGACATAACCTGTTCCTGGGCCAGCGCCACCTTCTGGTAATGCTCCTGTTATGTTGGTTACACTGGTTTGACCACCACCGGTACTAAATGTAATTTTTCTTTGCACCTGAATATCACTACTGGAATAATCTATTGCACTCGGTCTAGGGTTAGGTAATGGAAATAGTAAATCATTTTGAGATGTATTTTTTAAAATTGCCTGACTACCGTCCAATACAAAATTCATATAATCATTAGAATCTACACCTATTGATTTTGCAGTTGAAAATGCTACACCCGAATTCATTTGGATATCAAATAAATATGCCCTATATGTATCTGTACCTTGTTTATAAAGTGCCCTAACTCTTGCAGTACCAATTACTTCTGCAGTATTTGCTGAAGAGTCAGATGATAAATTTATTTTCTGAAAATTATTAATATTTGGTAAACCTTTATTATCTGTACCACCCTGTACATCAATAAAATTACCATATGATGCCCTAATAATTTCACTATTAATTGTTGTGGTATCCTGGGCTTTTTCTACAATAATATCTTTTGCACTTGACTCAATTCTATATCCATCGACATAGGCCGTACCGTCGGAAACTTTTAATGTAAGATTTGGACTAGTAGCGCTGTCATTAATTTCAAAATTGGCAGTAAAGTCCTTTACAATATAATTACCTGATTCCTCTTTTGTTCTAAGAGCCATAACGTCATTAATCGTTGAATATGAATTATCTTTTCTGACCTCATCGGAAATGTTACCATTAAATAATTTAAATAGGTATATGAAATTTTGACCAGAGGTAATATTTGCCTGGTCAATAAGAGTTAATTTAATTCTATATCTATCTGCACCAGGCGCTGCAGTATTAGGTACGGCACCTTGATTATCATATAATGTAGCATCATCGTTAACAGATATGACTTCCTCATCAATTTTAAATCCCATAGTTAGTGTAGGAGTTGATGAATAGTATGATGCAAGAACTGTTTGGGCTGTAGCAAATACAAAATGACCTTGAACAAAAAAACTGCCAGCACCAATTGAAATTTGAGTACCAGAACCAGTTGCGCTTTCATTAGTAACTAATAAATTAGCAAATGTGGGCGCTGTTAAAGTCGCGTTATTTTGAACTCTTACTGGAGTGGAACCACTCGTGCCACCAGAAGTATTTGTATATCTAACATATAGTGTATCATCGCCTCCAGTGATCTCACTTTTAACAACTTCTAAAATTTTAAATTTTACACCAGTACCATCCTCAGTAAATTCAATACCTATAAGATTTGAACCATCACCTGTAAGTGTACCATCAGCAAGTCTAATATATTCGTATTTATTATTAACCGTGAAACCGGAACCATTAACAACACCACCTTCTACAAAAATATTTGAACCAAATCTAGCAATTTCCTCCTGGATAATTGTCTGCATTTGGGTCAATTCTCTGGATTGTAATGCTTTTCCTGAATTAAATAAAACTCTGTGAAAATTATCAGAATCTACAAAATCATCTTTATAAGTTATTGGAAATGTGGTATTTGTTACTGAGGTTGTCATTTGTTTACACCGTTAAAATAATTTTTATATCTTCTGATTGTGATGTGCTTCTCTGCACTTTTGATCTATTTTCTATGTATAACATCTCGCCGGAGTTAATATCTACAAGACCATCGGAATCACCCGTTGATTCAATTGTACCTGCTCCACCATTAATGTCTCCACCTGCAGTAAATGGTCCAATTATATTATTTTGATTTTGAATAAATCTGAAGATGGTTTTACCCGCAGCTGGAAGAGCAGAACCATCACTATCGACCTCAACCACAGTTGCCGTAACACCAGACGTTTCATCCGTTATGGTAGCATCTGCACCAATTCCTGCAACAGTGGCATCCATATGAATGGACCTACCTACCTTATAACTGGTAGCATTTATTCTGGCACCAGAAATATTATCGGTTAAATTTCTCATTAAGGTTATTTGTCTAAAATCATTATCAGTATTAATGGTACCATTTTCAGAACCAGTAAGTTTTGCATTAAACATAATTGAATTACATTTTAAATCTCTGACAAGATCACTACCTAATCCATTTTTTGAACTTAAAATCGGTTTTAATGTTGCGTTACCTGTAAATGATGCACTTGCATAAGTGTAATCCCTACCACCGCCATTACCAACAGCACTGGCAGAATCATCCATTTCAACTTTTACAATTGCCCCACTTGATATTGTTGCAGTTGCCGAGGCTTCTTGACCATCCCCTCTAAATTTAATCGAAAGAGTTGAGCCAGTATATCCACTTCCACCTTCAACAATTCTTACGCCAACAATTGCTCCACTATCAGCACTTGCCTCGATGTTTTTTTGTTGGGTTTGAAACGAATTTGGAGAACCAATATTTTTAACATACTCAATTGGAATAAAACCTGATGTTAAAAATGTATTTGCTCTGGAGGCAGATAATGAATATGCAAATTTCCATCTATAACCATCTGCGGTTTGAAATATTGCCGTATCAGGTACACCGGCCGCAGTATGTGATGGTTTAACAATAGAAACGTTTGATGCTCCAGTAGCAGTTTTACCTTGTTGTATACAGATATATACTTCATTATCCTCTGTAAGAACGTAATAACTATTTGTAGGTATGCCAACAGATGTATCCGAAAACGCAGAGTATGTTGTACCAGAAACCCAGTTATATCTGGGAATAACGAAAGACATATTTCCGTTTGGAACCTTTTTAATCGAAATTAAATTTGCTCTAGCCTCTGCCTCTTCAAAATTTGTTCTTAAAGGAGTTGCCACTATATCCGAGGAATCATATTGATCAACCTTACCGATTCCAACATAATATGTCGCGGCAGAATCCTCTAGCAAAAATTCTGAAATTGTGTGTTTTAAATCATCTGTTACTATTGCTGACATATTCTATTCCTTATGCTACCGTTACTTCGCCTTGGTTTCCTACTAAGAACCAAGCGCTTCCATCCCATATACAGGTACAACCGTCAAATTGTGCTAATGTGAATTTAGTTTGAGAACCTCTAAAAGTAACTGGTGTAACTTCCATTGCGTCTGAACCTTTATTTGTAAAAATTTTATATTCGCCTACAGTAGTTCCATTAAGTAAACTTAGTGTTAAAGTACTACCTACACTTTTATTTCCTATAATTAATGTGCCACTTACTATTGACGCAGCATTAGTATCAACAGTTGTAGAACTAAAAGCAGCTTTACTCAAGTTAACTGAACCAGTGCCTTTTGCATTTAAATTTAAATTAAGGTTCGTGGCTGTTCCTGTTGCATTAATCTGAACCGCGTCAGTACTAGTTGAGTTAACAACCGTAATTTCGTTAACTGCCGATCCTGTTGCAGTAAACTTAATAATCTCATTATCATTTGCATCATTAATAGCTGTGGTAATAGATGGCGTAGTAATTGCGGGGCTTGTAAGTGTCTTATTCGTTAAAGTTTGAGTTGCATTATTAAGGGTTACAATACCACTTGCATTTGGTAATTGAATTTGACGATCTGCTGAAGGTTCAACAGTTGTCAATCTCATTTCATTGCCGTCTGGTGTAGCACCTTCAAATACTACTGCACTATCTTCAAGCGATATTTGAGTAGAAAAACTATTACTATCACCCAATAGAGTATATATTGATTTAAAATTTTCGTTTATCTTAACACCAGCACTTCGTAAAGTATCACCGGTACCATCATTTGCCGCGGTTCCTGTACTAATAATTTGTCTTGTCATTTTTTACTCTTTTGTGTTTATTCTATTTATATCTGTTAAAAGGTGGAATCTGAAGAATATCTTGTAAACATATCATTATCCATAGTCTCAATTGCAATTGAGAAGTCTGGCCTTGCTCTTCCGCTATCACCTACATTGCTATCGTCAAATGTAAATGAATTTGGAGTTATTATTTCTATAATAGAATTATAAAATTTATTAATTTCTGCTGCAGTAAGATCCTGATAGGCAGAGATCAAACTTGATAATGTTGCTCTTACATTTTGTCCATTACTATCAAGGAGTAATGTAAGTTCGTGAAATGGTAATGTAGGTGTGATAAGTGTTTCTGGTCCAAATACTTTTGTTGATGTTTCTATAAGATCTGGTCTAATACTATCACCGCTTGCAAGTTGATTAATATTTAAATTTATTTCATTTGTGGTAATAACCTCGCCTTGAAAATACCAACCAGCAGGGTGTACAAACTTTTTATACAATGATTCATAATCGCTAGTTGATATACCAGTTTTAAGTAATATAGAAAATATTTGATATAACTCATTATTTTGAATAAACTTTCTATCCTCAAATCCTATATTAGATTCACCCACAATAAAAATTTGATCCTTAGGGTATTCAACTTCCAAGGACTCATTAAAAAATCCTCTAAAAAATCCTTCGGCAGAAACCAAGGTTCCTTTGGATCTATAAAATGCACCAAGAAGTTTGGCCATTAATCTAGGTTGGTGGAAAAATGAAGCAGACTGTAAACCGTCGCCTATTTCCTTTATAACCTCATTTAATAACTCAGTGCTATTTTCTTGTGTGTCTCTTGCAGAAATAATTTCACGTACTGATGAATTAAACGAATATTGCCCATCACTATCCAAAAACTCATAATATTTTTCCAAAAATGTTATTAAATTAGGATTATCTTCTGTAAAATATGCAGGCAGTGATTCCTTTATACGTGACTGTACTAATTTTTCAGCTTTTCTATTTTTATCAGTAGTGAATGTCATTAGCTAATTGTTACCGCTGTATTCTGAAAATCAAATGTTCCGGAAGCTCTTGATCTAACAGTATCATTTTTTAAAATATAATTTCTGAGTGGTTTAATGGTATTTGGATCTTTCGGAGTAGCAGTTATTTTTATTGCATCACCGTTTATTGCCGTAATATTTTGTCCACTGATTGTTATAACACCAGTTGAGGTATTATATGAACCAACATTATCTATAAACACACTACCATCGTTACTGCTTATTAATTGTAATTTTGTTGATTCCAATAAATTTCTGAGAAATACAGATGTACCACCAACAGTAAAAGGTGTAGATGAAACAGTATGATTAATGTCGTCGGGTGTTGCTAATGCAACAGGAAAATTTATTGAATAATCCCTTTGAACATTTAATTGTAACCCATTAGCTGGTGTTATACTATTCACTTCCAGTCTTTGTTGTATTTTTGTTTCCAATGATGAATTTAAAATTGCCGGTGATAGTGCATCAATTATTGTTAATAATGCTGAGGATCTAAATATTTTACCAAATGCATTTAAATTATCAGTAAAATATTGTTTTATTGTATTTTCGATCGTTGTTTGAGTTGTTTGCAATGTTGTACCGGTTAAATCTGGATCAAAATTAAATGATAATATAACCTCTAAAAATGTTTCCTCTGGTTCGGTAAAAATTGTATCAATTGACATAATACCAAGATTGTCTGATAATTCTGAGGAAATTGAAGCTTGCGTTGCACTTTTTACATCTTCAGTAGTGCCATCTTTATATTTTAATCCCAAATAAACTCTACCGTAAATAGGTGGCACATTATCATTCCCGCCCCAGGCAATAACGTCCTCAATAATTGAGGAATATCTTTGATTAATTAAGGCCTTATAATCCTCGGCAGTAACCAATCTCTGTTGTGTAGCAAATGCAACAGGAGCGTTTGTTTTTATTGATGAAATAGATTCCTTTTCGGCACCAGAAGCAGAAGTTGCTAAGGTTGTTGTAGTTAAAGTTCTGCTTGAACCACCAACACTAACAGGGTTTACTGCCGTAAAAAGACTAGCAGTATTTGCTTCTGCACCCACAACACTTAAATATGTAATTACAATTCTGTTACCAGCAACAGGTGATTTTCCTAAAACATTACCATCACTAAATGTAATTTCGTAATAGCCATTTGGAACCTCCCTAACTATGAAAATTGTTGAATCGTCATTGATTCTAACCTGATTGTTTATATCAGTATATGAAGTTCCTGAAGTAGAGGTAGGCGAATCAAAAACCTCTATTGTAATTGTTGATGTATCCATTGTTTCATCTGGTATTACATAAACCTGATCATCACCAGCATCTCCTACCAAAAATGTTTTTGTTTTTTCAGTCCCTTCCTTGATGGTAATATTATCACTACCTTCAGAGGTTGTAAATGTAAAATTACCTGAACCGTCATTTAAGGCAATAACCTTTTCTGTTGTCTGAAATGTGTAGCTTACTTCATTAACCGATGTTGTAAATGTAGTACCTTTTTCTAAATCTAATGATGAGGTTGTGGTATCGCCAGTACCATTAATTTGCAATTTAACAGTTGCATTAGAGGCCGTTTTTGATCTTGGATAGTAACCTAATGTTTCGGCATGTGATACAACCGATGATCTTAATTGTGCCGAACCTAAAAATGACTCATTTAATCCAAAATTTGCAATTAAACCATTTATATGAGTATTGTATGCCAGTACATCCAGGATATTAGAAAGACCACTTGCTTCAAAATTATAATCTTGAAATTCTGTTTGTCTTTGAAGGTATGTTTTTAAACTTTCCTTTATATTTGTAAAATCTAATTCTGTTGATTGAATAATAGTCATTATCTTAACCTTGTAAGTGATACCGTGATTTCTTCTTGTTGTCCTGTATTTACGACTTGAAACTTAACCGTAACGTAAACTGAATTGTAATCAGGAGACAGTTTTACATCAACACCTCGCACAATTGCTCTTGGTTCAAAATTTGTTATTGCATGTGCTATTGTTTCTTGTATTTCTATTTCATCAAATTCTTCAGAAAGTGAAAATAAAAACGAATTTAAATCCCCACCAAAATATGGGTCAAATGGTTTTTCTGTGGAATTAGTCATTAATAAATTTTTAACTGATTGTCTTACGGCAGCTGCATCAGTTTTTTTAAAAATGTCTGTTCTTCTTATAGACACAAATTGACCAAGAATAGTAGTTGAACTTGCTCCAGGTTTATTTTGAAATGTGAGATCTATGTCGCTATAAGATGCATTACGAGAAGTAATAATACTTCGTGTATCTAAATTACCATCCTCTTGCGAAAATACTCTAGCCATTTGAAAACCTTTTTGTTTTATTTATAATCTTTTTACGCAATAATTAACTTGGAATATACTCATAAATTCTGTACGATCCGTAAACTTGAGTACTATCTAATCCTGATGCTCTTGTATCAGCAACACCATCTGTACCTGCAGGACAAAATCCTGCCGTGGCGGTTCTATTAATATCATGTGATTGATTTATATAAAAAGCAGTACTGCCGGTATATGCTTTAACCATCATTCTAAGTTTTACAGAATAATCTGTTGATGGTGTATTAGTGACCAACATTGTAATATTTTGCCCATGTATCATGCTTGCGTCGTCCGCCATGACACCACCATCCATACCAGGATTACCTAAGCTTCTCCATGATACACCATTATCAAATGTGATATTTGTATCAATATAAGCACCACCCCATGAAGTATTACCATTTCGGATAGGAATCCAATATTCTATATGTAAGGTACTGCCACCAGTAAAACCGGTGTGATTGGTAAAACCAGCAGTAGGCCATTCTTTCCATGTAGTATTTGAATTATGTGTCCAGTTTGCAGTATCTGATTCAGCAATAACTTTACCTAAAACATACTGAGTACCACCAACATCTCCATTAGAAAACTGTACCTGTGTTCCAAATTGTACTCGGGTTCCTGAGGATGGAATAATTTTATCTACTTTTAAAATACTAGTCATTGTGCAATCTCCTTAATACACCAAGTACTTACACCAATCTCATAACCATCTACTCCCAACCCACCCGACGTTCTGTTAATTCTATATGTGTAATTGGTGTTATTTGCAGTACTAGTAAAGAACATAATATATGTTTTAAGTTCTGTGGATCCAGGGGCATCAAAATACATAATTCTTGTTAATCTATTGGTGGAATTGTTGTCTCCATCATAGTGATCTGATACAAAAGTATTTTGTTGGTCAATGGTTCTGGTGTTATTATATCCTTCGTATCCTGACCTATTGATAACTTGATTTTGATCAAGTACAGTATTTCGCTCGCCTATTATCCAACCCGAATTATGATTAGTTGGTTCGCCATATATTTGTAATTCCCATACAATTAAACTATTTGCAAACGTGGGAGTTATTGAGGTATTGAAGGGAGTGACATGAACCGCCCGACCAAAATCAGCATCAGATGCTCTAGCTGACCAACCAGTGCTTGTTGTAAAACTTTCTACACCATCATATCGATAATAAAATTGCTGAACAACTTGACCAGGAGCATATTTACGAACTCCATTTTCCATTAATATTGCAGTACCTGAACTATTTCGAATCGTGTCAACCGTTAAATTACTTGCCATATTTTACCTCTTTTTATTTTTAACATCCAATATTACCTTGTGGCATAGAAATATAAAAATGTGTTATTGTATATCTACCATAACCCACTTCTTTTGGTTCTGTATGCATCTTAACTGGAGTTACCCTATGTTCAAACATAGAAGGAAAAAACAATGCCCTATTGTGTTTTAATTCTACTTTATTCCCAGAGTCAGTAAATTCAAAATTACCACCATCAAATAATCTTGGCTCTCTTACAAACCATATAAGCATAGTCCATGCATAATTATCGTAATGTGCATCATAGAATTCATTATCTTCGTAATATGAAATCAATGTACTATCAGCATTTGTGGAAAAAAAGCTACGACAATATGGTTTTATTTCTCCTATAATATTGTGAAAATCCTGCGTTCTTTGTTTATACATATAGTTATAAACATGACTTCTTTGCCTACCTTTTTGTGTATAAAATTCTTCTATATGAAAACGAGATGCTTTAGCCTTAGGTTTACCATTATCATATGATGCAACATAAGTATTCTCTGCTCTTTCTACATTTTCCTGGGATGAATACCAATCTAATTCTTTCCAAATATTTTTTTCTTCATTAGATGTATACCAATTATCAAAAACTACAAAGGGTGTTTTGCCTTCCTTTAAAACTTTTATTTCCCAATTTTGTTGAGGAGGTTCCATGGTCCTATTTATAGAAGATTCAGATTGAATGTTGTTTATTAAATTGTTCATATATTTACCTAAAAACTAAGATTTGGGTCGGGATAAGGTGAAGTATAAAAAGTAACTTTGGCATATCCTGAACCACCAGCACCACCATATTGATAACCCATATTGGAGCCTGCTCCACCTCCACCAGCACCATTTCCACCAGCTCCTCCATTGGCATTTGTACCACCTGAACCTCCTGAGCCAACTGGTGATGAGCCACCAGGACCACCTACCATTGTACTCATACTAGCGGCACCATTAGTACCACTATTACCTGTATTTCCAGTTACGTTATAAGCACTGGCATTGTTACTTGTACTTCCGCCAGCACCTCCAACACCAGTACTTTGCGCGATTGTTCCACCAGAACCACCATTACCAGTGGCTATAGTTGTACTTCCAACTCGAACATAGCTACTTGAACCTGCTGACCCGGATTGAGCACCAAATCCACCTTGCTGTCCACTATTCATACCTCCACCGCCTCCTGAGCCACGAATAGCAGTTAAAGTTTCTCCACCGTTAACATTATAATATGCAATGATGTTACCACCAGCACCTCCACCAGCACCAGCAAAGTTAAACATACCACCTCCTGCTGCTCCACCTCCACCAGCACCAACGATTTGAACACCAACGGCTCGAACCTGACTTGCAATAGTTAAGGCAGTTGTACCAGCCGATGTATATGTTACAGGAGATGGCGGAGGAACATAATCCTCATAAAATGCACCCATTGAAATTGCACCAGAATTTGGAGCTTCACCATTTCCATAGTATTCACTAAGGGATATAGGATTAGAACCACCAAACTCGGCCTGTATTTCGGATAAACTAATTGTATAATTTGGAAAACCTCTAAGTGGAAGTGCCATTAATTATTTCCTTTTAAGCTCGTCTATTTCAGCTTTTAATTCTTTTATAGCCTCAATCAATACTGCCGTTATTTTACCATAATCTACTGATTTGGTTTGCATTTCATCATCTGCAGTAAGAACAACTTCTGGTAAAATAGCTTCCATATCTTGTGCTAATACACCTATTTGTTGTTGTGCATTTTCCACATCGTTTCTTTTATATTGCACACCTTGCATTTGCATTACTTTGTCAAGACCATTTTCTATATTAGAAATATCTGTTTTAAGTCTTTTATCAGAGAAAGCAGTTACATCATTATTAAATGTTGCCGCACCAGCCGCAGCCATATTAACAGTAAGAGCAGTTATAATAGAACCACCATCATTACCTTTAAGTATGAAACTTCCATCTGAAGTGGTAACATTTAATTCTGATACATTTAATTTTTCATTGAATGTAACTCCATTGTCTCCACCGGTTGTTATCACAATACCTTCAGATGATGTTATAGCGTCAACTTTTAATGTACTCATACTATAGTCCAATCTGCATTATCAGGTACTGTAACAGTTTTGCCTTCGGCAATTGTAATGGGCCCAACACTCATATAATTCCTATCAGTTGGGATAGTTAAATCTTTATCAATTGTTTTACTACTACTAAAAAACATAGTATTATGTATTAAATCCAATTGTGTCGCTGCTTCGTCTAATTCATCATATGTTAAAGCAGATCCTTTTGTTATTCTTTGTTTTGCCATACCCCGTGCCTATTCTGGTTTTGTTGGAAAGGTTACCGTATTTGGAAAACCTTCTTGTTCTGGAATATTAAGTAAGTTTGTTCTATATTGAGTCCAAGCATTTTGTTGTTCGGTTGTTAATTCTGCCCAACGTAAAGGATTAGTTACAATTGGATCTACCTGTGTTTCAAGAAGTATATCTCTTTGTGCACGAACTAGAGCGGATTGTCTAGCATCTTTTTCTTCCTGAGTAATCCTTGTAAATTGTAATAATGCCAGATCTAAAAGTTCATCATTATTTATGGTAGTATCCGTATCGTTAGATCTTAATGAGTAAGGTATCCATCCATAAACAGGATGCTCAATCTCTAAATCAAACTCTGTATCGTCATCATTTTGTGATACTACATTTCTTATATTTGTAATTGGTATAGACATATTAATCCTTTATGATATTCTGACCCAAACAGCTGTAGCTTCAGCAGTGGAACCGCCTTTATATATCTCACCCATAAG